GGCCGGGCTGGCCAGCGACCTCCCTTCGATGCTCGTGCAGGTCTGGCGGCAGTTCTTCCGGCCGATCAGCAAGGACGCGACGGCCCACACGATCAAGACCTTCGCCGACGACGGGACGACGGTCGTCACGACGCAGCCGTTTTCCGATGACGGGGCCGGGAACGAATCGAGGGGCCCCGCCACGTGAAACTGACGTCGATCCTCTATCCGTTCGGCGGGACGATCGCCGAGGACGAGGTGATCTGGCCCGAACCGCCTCCGGACGTCGCATTCACGTCCGACCCGACCGATATCGTCGTGACGACGGAGGGGCCCGACGACATCCCCCTGGTGACCGAAGGGGGTGACGTCCTCGTGGCCGAAGGGAAGGGGCGGGGCGGGACCATCCCCGACGAATTCCTGACCACCGAGGCCGGCGAGGTGATCACGACCGAAGGCGGGGAAGCCTTCGGGACCGAGGAAGTCCGGATCACGTTCCGTCGGGCCCTCCGCGATCAGTTGCGGACGATCGACGGCCTCGTGGAACTGATCGGCTCGTCCATCTATCCGAATGCGATCCCTCAGTCTCATGACCTGACGAAAGGGCCGGCCCTCACGTATTCGGTCGAGAAGATGCCGGGGTCCCGCGGTCATGTCCTGGCCCATACCCTCTCGGGCTCGGACGGGACGGTGGAGGCACGCGTCACGCTCTCGGCCTGGGGACTCCGCTATTCCGACGTGGATGCCATCTCCGTCGTCCTCTTCGATGCCCTGGATGGGCTGATCAACGTCACTTGGTCGGGGGTGCCGATCGTGACGTCCTTCCGCGGGCCCGAGGAGGACGTCTCGGAACCCCCGTCCGACGGCGAACCCCGCATCTTCCACATCGCCTGCGATTACTTCATCCGCTATCGCATCGCAATCCCGTCCCACCCGAGGAGGTGACCAATGGCGACCGCCTGGCCCGCAGCAGGAACGACGCTGGAGTACAGCACGGATACGGGGACAACCTGGAAGGCCCTCACCCAGATCGTCGAGCTATCCAATGCCGGCGGGGCCGAGATCGGGGAACGCGACACGACGCATCTGGGATCGCTGGCGCACTCGAATGCGCCCTCCATCCCGGATAACGGCGAGTGCACGTTCACCCTGAACTTCGACCCGACCGATACCAATCATCAGCAACTCCGGACGTGGAGTTTCAGCCCCCCGTCCGTCATCCCGAAGTGGAAAGCGACGTTCGCCACCGACGGGACGGATACCGCCATCTTCCAGGGGTGGGTCAAGAATTTCGACGGCCCCAATGCGGGCGGGATCGACGAGAACCTGACGGCCGAGATCACGATTCGGGTCTCGGGCGGCGTCACGTGGGCTTCGACGGCTTGAGAAAGAGACGTTTATGTTTCGAGACGAATTCCTGAAGGCCACCGCCCCTCCGCCCGTCCCGCTCGATACTCCATTCGGGCGGGTCTGGATACGCACGATGACGGCGGGCGAGAAAGACGAAGCGGAGAAACAACACAGTGACGACGGCAAGTTTCGTTGTCGTATTATCATGCTGACGTGTTGTTCCGAGGACGGGCGGTTGCTCTATTCCAATCGCGACTTGCCGGCCTTGGATGACCTGCCGCTTTCGGCGGTCGAGCCGATTTACGACGCGGCCATCAAGGTCAACAAGATGTTGCCGAAGGATCGCGAGGAACTCCGAAAAAACTCGCACAACCCGGCCGAAGATTCCTCTTCCGGCTAGCCCTTGCGCTCGGCAAGACGCTGGCCGAGATCCGGGCCCTGCCGGCCACCGAGCTCGACGAATGGCGGGCGTACTGCGAATACGAGCCGCTACCGGACCCCTACTGGATCGGGGCCCAGATCGCACACGTCATGTATTCCATGAATCGCGGCAAGGGGTCCCCGAGACTGTCGGTCGAAGACTTCATCCCGAAGATGACGCAGCCCAAACCGAGGCAGTCCCCCGAGGAAATGCTCCGCATCTTCCGGGCCGCGACGGATAAGCGAAAGGACACATAAAGACATGGCTTTGATTGGAAGTCTGGCCATCAACATGAGTGTCCGGACTCAAGCCCTCGTGCAGGGCTTGAACAAGGCCAGTGCGGCCATCAAGAAATTCGGCGCGGGGCTGAGGGTGGGCGAGCAGGTCGGTTACATGACGAGCGGGCTCAAGAGCGTGGTGGGCTGGGGGGCGAAAGCGGCGGAATCGATCGGCAGCATCGTGGGGCCCGCGAACCTGGCCAGGCTGAAAGCGATGGGATCGACGATCGGTTTCGTCGGTCGCCAGATCGGCAAGACCTATGGGTTCGCCAAGGAACTCGGGGTCAAGTTCCTGATGCTCGGCGGGATCGGCGCGGCGGGCCTCTACAAGACGGCGACGGCGGCATCGTCCCTGGGCGAGCAGACGGATCGGGCGGTCGCGATATTAGGAAAGAAGAATGCAGCCCAAGTCTTCGACACGGCCAAGCAACTGGGGACGGCGTTCGGGGTCTCGCAGTCCGAGTTCACGGGATCGGTCGGGAAACTGGGCGGCCAGTTCGTCGGCATGGGCTATGCCAAAGACGATGCGACCAAGCTGAGCATTGCTTTCTCGAAACTGGCACTGGACATGTCGTCGGTCACCCAAGTTCCCGTCGAAGAGGCGTTCACACGGATGGCCTCGGGGCTGTCGGGGGAGTCCGAGGCGGTCAAGGCATGGGGCGTCGATTTGCAGGAGGCGAACGTCAAACTCAAGATGCAGGTGATGGGGATGAAGGCCACGGGCGGCGAGTTCACGCAGCAGCAGAAATCGCAGGCTCGGATGGCGATCATGATCGAAAAATTAGCCTATGCGCAGGGCAATCTAGCCGGCACGGCGGACTCGGCCGAGAACGCCGGCAAGGGGTTGCAAGGCCGGATCGAGAACCTCTCGGCCCAGATCGGGACGACCTTCCTGCCGATCGTCGCCGATGCCCTCACCCAGATCAACGTAGGCGTGACGGCCCTATCGATCGTCTGGGAAGGATGGTTCGGCGTGGTCGATTCCACGCAGGTTGGCGTGATCAATTCGGTGAAGAAACAGTCCGACGCCATGGGATGGCTCCAGAAGTCCGTCGGCTGGGTGGCCGATACCTGGCAGGAATTCGGCAAAACATTCTCCTACGTACAAAGCTACATAACGGCCGGTCTCTCGAAGATGATCGGCGGCATCGCGCAGTTCGGCGGCGCAATCGCGGTGATGACGAACGGCGTGGCCGGACTGTCGATCGAGAATGAGAAAATGCTCAATAATATGTCGGCTGATCTCAAGAGATTGTCGAAGGAGGAATACAAGACCTACGGGGAGAAGTCCAAGGCACCTCCCGCCTCGGATCAGGTCAACAAGCTATTCGAGGAGGCGAAATCGCGGATCGAACTGGCCCGCGCCGAAGCGTCGAAGACGGGCTTCGAGCTATTGAAAGACCTGCCCACGGCCGTGGCCGCGGCCGGCGCCGGTGCCCTGATGGCCGCCGCTCCGGCCCCGTTACCGGTCCCCGTGGCGGCGGCCGGGGATACATTGGCGGAGAAGGAAAAGAAGGCCAAAGTCCCCAGGACGACCCGCGAACACTTCGCCAAGGCGGCCGTGGTCGGCACGCAGGAGGCCGCCAATGCGTTCCTGCGATCCCGGTACGGCGGCGGCGCCGGCAAACGCCCGGAAGAGCAGACGGCGACGAACACCGCCCGCGCCGTCGAATACCTGAAACAGATCGCCACGACGATCTCGGGCAGCGGCGCGGGGGCCGTCATGGAAGCCCCCGGCAGCATCATCGGAACCGTCCTCGGGGGCTTGTTCTGATATGTTTCCGCAACCCGTATGTTATCCTTCCGTCAATGCCCCCGGGGCCGTCTTCTCCCGCCACGATTCCTACGAGCCGGGTGCGAACGCAGGCGGGTGGGGGGTGGACGAGAGCCGGTGTAATCGCACATATTCGAATAAGATCCGCATGGAGATCTCGCCCCAATATGTCGGCCCGGCGCAAGTCATCATGCTTTCCGGGGTCAGGATCGGGGACACGTACCGCTATCCGCTCTGCGATGGTTTCCCCACCGAGACCGATACGGGGTCGTTCGTCCAGGCCATCCACGCCGAACGCGTCTCGATCCACGATCCCAGCGGCGTGGTCATGTGGGAGGTGACGATCGAATACTCGCCGTTCGATGTGAGATATAATCTTGGATTAGACTATATTTCGATGGGTGTGATCGATCCGACCCAGAAGATCGCCGAGATCAGTTTCGACAAGGCGAAATTCGAGATCACGCTCCCCTTCGACCGGTCCGACCCGCCCAAGCCCTACGTCAACTCGATCGGGGCCCCGCTCCTGGACCCGCCACCCCACGAGGAGACGCGGTCCGTCATGTCCATCTCGCTCGTCCGCCCGAAGTTCACCGACATGTCCCCGTGGGAGAATACCACGAATCAAGATATCTTCCTGGGATGGCCCCCGAACACCGTGAAGTGTCGGACGGTCAAGGTCGAGCGTACGTACGATCCCGATTGGGGAATCCCCTACAAATATACGGTCGAATTCGAGTTCCGCGTGGATATCGAGGGAGTGGGCTGGACCCAGCGTCTGGTCAATGTCGGGACGAAATACAAGAAAGGCGGGACGGGGAAACCCATCAAATTTTATGACGATAACGGCCATCCCGACCACGAACCCCGGATGCTGAAGAAGGACGGGGACTTGCTCCCCGACGGGGACGATCCCTATCTCCTGGAATTCGTCGAGTTCCCGCCGGCCGACTTCAATTTCTTCGGCATACCGCCCGAACTTTTCCAGCTAGACATATGAGTAGACGTAACATCCGACTCAATGCCCGGCGGTTGCGGGACACGATCACCCGGACGGAGCAGGACCCGTATCAGGCGGCGGGCGGGCCCGGGGACCCCCGGATCGGTTTCCCGCTGGTCTTCGCCAAGACGACGACCTCGATATCGGCCGCGTCGGGCGACACCCCCGGGGCCGGTGACGTCAAGATCATGAAGTTCGACGGGACCAGTTTCTCCGACGGGACGGGCGACACCATCCATGCCTACAACTACGCGGCTTCGACCGTAGCCACCGGCAAGAAATGCTGGCTGGCCCCATGGGGTGGGTATATGTTTATCATTAGCGCTGAGTGCTGAGCGGACCATGGCCTTATCCATCGGCGGGCTGTGCGGGTGTTGCGGGATGACGATACTGGTCAATGGTTGCCCCGGGATACTCCTCGGGGAGCCGATCGATAACCCCGTGGTCGGGATCACGATCAACGTCTATGACCATGCCGGCGGGACGTTGCTCTCCTCGGGGATCACGGGGCCCGGGGGCGTGGCCACGGTGTCGGTCGATCCTGGCACTTATTGGGTGACGTTCACCGGGACGAACGCAAACCGTTTCGCCGAGAGCAGCGGACGCACCGTCACGTGGGGCCCCGTCTCGAATCTCGTCACCCTGACGGCGGCGACGGGCTATCGCTGCGTGGATTGGATCGGCGAATTCTGCGGCATCCCCCTGTCCAATACCCTCTCGTATACCATCACCAAGTCGAACGTGGGTTTCAGCATTTCGGGGACGATCGCCTGGGACAACATCAATCGATATACCGGTCTCTACACTTATACCTACGGCGGCTGCCTCGGTTGCGCGGCGGGGACCGTGCAGATCCGGGTGACGATCACCCAGTTCGGGGTGCGGTCGGCGACGTGGCCAACGCTGGCCGGGGCGTCGAATTGCCCCGGGGTGGGGACGTCCCGGGGCTGGTCGGGGGGCGGGGCGGCGATCAATACGTGCCCACCGGCCTACACGTCAACCGGGGCGTGGCCGCAGTCGGCGGCCGGGGATTCGCTGACGTGCTCGGCCCCCGTCGTCTCGGGCGGGGTGAATTACGTGTTCAGCGAATGACCCACATCGAGGCGCTCCGGAAGCTGGCCGATCATCCCCATGCCTGGCGATGGGCCGAGCTCTGCGATGAATCTCACCCCGACCACGAGTCGTGGCGGATGCACGTGATCACGATGGCCGGCGGGACCCCCGAGTATCCGCCCCTCATGGCGATGGCGGGGTCCCTCCTGGTGGCCGCGGGACGGCTCGCGAGGGCGGCCGTCCACGGGGGGCCAACGCTGGCCTCGGGCGAGGTCGTGGCCGCACGGCTAGCGACTTGCGGCACCTGTCCCGAGTGGATGGCAAAGGATCGGCGATGCAGAGTATGCGGCTGCGCCACCGACTGGAAAATTCGTCTGGCACAGGAAACGTGCCCACAAGGGAAATGGTGACATATGTTTCTAACACGAGTTTTGCTCCTCTCCGCGGTGCTGTGCTCGTCGGCCGAGGCCCAGCAACCTCCGGCCCAGATATCCGCCTGGATCGTCAAATCAGGAACCTTGATTGTGTTCGGGGCGTGTTCCCCGCAGGCCGCCCCGAACGGAGCCTATCCGGTCGCGGCCATCGCGGCCCTGAAAGCCATCCCGACGGTCTATCGTAACGGGACGGCGATCACCCTGGGTCCTGCCGTGTGGGCCAGCCAGCGGCTCGACAGCCCGCTCGTATTCTACCGGTTGCCGGACCGCGCCAAGCCCGAAGAGGTCTATACGTACGATGCGCCGGCGAACTGGATCATCCCGGTCAATGGTGGGCGGTCCGTGAATTGGGTCTGGCGGGACGGCACGCCCATGTCGGTGGCGGCGGTCAAGGATGGGACGGTGGACAACTGGGTCGGACGGCTCGAAGGGCCCTCGGGGGGTTTCCGGTGCTTCGATCAGAAGCCGCGATTGATCGCCGGGGTCAATGTCGGCGCGCAACCCGTTGACCCGAACAAGGGCAATCCCACGTGGAAGAACAGGCTGCACTCCTCGGGGAACTGGGAATGCAACGGCGGCGGTAAACTGACGCTGGCCTCGGACGGATGGCCGGATTCATGGACGCTGCCCGAGAAATCCACCCTCCGCAACTGGTGCCACGGGCCGATCCCTCCATGGTCCGCGATCGCGGGCCGGTGGACCCTGCAATACGACGACCCCGGCGCGGGGACCCCGACCGCCATGAAGCTGTTCCTGAGCTCACGCTACTCGGCCAAGACGATATCGAGCACGATCGAGGTTTTCGGGGACCGCAAGACCGTCACGAATCTCTACGATATCGTCTATCCGCCAAACCCCCCGACGACGGAGCTCGACGTGGCGCTCTATGCACGAGCTCCGGCAGGGCCCGATGGCAAGGGCCACTGGACGGTGGACAATGTGCGTGTGGTGGCCCCCGATGTGCGGGACGGCTCGGCGATCCCGATCACGCCCGGCGAATCCGACCTTGAGCCCGATCCGAACGCCCTGCGGGACATGACCGGGGTGGGATTGACCCGCTGGATGGATAGCGTCCAGGGGTGGGGCGGCAACTCGGATTGGGTGCTCCCGACCGATCCCATGGACCCGACGGATTTCTCGTGGCGAAAACAAAAGACGTATGACGTCCGATTCCAGTTCGCCCGCTACTACTCGACGACCGCCAGTCCGCGAGTCTATGGCCCGCAATCCGTCTTCACGGAAGGGCCCGACGACTTCGGGAAATACCTCAATCTCTCCGTCGGGGACGACGGGGCTTTCGCGTGCGGCTCCGACGGGGGTGTCGTCGAACTGCGATCGACGGCCCCCCATGGCCTCATCACCGGCCGGACGATTCACGTGTGGGTCGAGGCCGGGGGGGTCCCCGTCCCCTTCGGTAGCCTGACGGCTCCGTTCGCGCCGACCAATCCCCAAGGGTGTCCGGCTTTCGTGACCGGCCCCAATACCCTGCTCGTCACCCTCTATCTCCGCAGTTTCCTCGCGGCCGGCTCGACGGCGTCCGCACAGCCCCGGCGGGTGATCGGGACCAGCGAGATCGACCTGACCGCGGGCGGGACGAAGGCCGGCTGGCGGGTGTATGGGGCGGTCCCTTCGTCCCCATCAGGGGCCCCCTATCGTTACCCTCCTGCGTTCGCCCGTGGGCTGCCGGGCTCGATCTTATGGGTGAACCTCCCGATCGCCGCCACCGACGACCTCGTGGCCGGCATCGCCCGCGAGACGGCGAGGGAACTCGGGCCCACCAATCGCATCTACCTGGAAGACGGGAACGAGGTCTGGAACGCCATGATCGGCCAACAGCAATGGCTCCTGCCGCTCAAGCAACTCGGGGTGGGCCCCGTGAATGCAGACATGTACGGCCCCTACGTCCCCATGGCGGCCCACGCCTTCGAGGTCTTCACATCGCAAGCGGCGAAAGTGGGCATCGACCCATCCCGGATCGAGTACGTCTACGGCGGTTGGTTCAACGGCTCGTATCGCACCCAGCAGATTGTCGCCGTCGCCAAGGCGGCCGGTGCCCGGGTGGACCACATCGCCATAGCGCCGTACCATGATACCCCGGCTGATCCGACGATCGTGACTGCGTTCAAATCGTGGCCTCCGGATGCGATCAATGATTTCACTCGTCATATTGTGGCCTATAGTGCGACGTATCAGAAGTGGTGGCGGGAACACGCGACCCACGTCCGGGCGTCCGTCCAGGCGAAGAAACCCGACCTCGTGTGTTACGAGGGCAGTCTCCAGACGATCATCCCGGCGGGGGTGGGCAACGCGAGCACGATCACGTGGCGATGCTTGACCGACCCGTCGGCCCGGGACCTGATTTACGGGTGGTTCGCGGCCCAGCAACAGGGGGACCAGACCTCCGACGACGGGGGCGCCACCGCCGCCTGCTACTACCAGGCATACAATTCGGACACCCCCTGGATACTGTCCCGGGGAGTGGGCCAGTCCACGCCCGCCATGCAAGGACTTCGCGACTGGGCAGCCGCTACCGGACCACCGCCCATGCCCATACCCCCCAAATAACCCCCATTCACCTCTAGCGCAAATTCGGGGAACAACCCCCTTGTGTTCCCCGCGACGCCGTCGTAGGATGCGACTCCTGACGACGACCCAAGACCATGGACGGAAAGGAATCCAAACATGACAGTCTCTTATGCGTTGAATGCGCGGCAGAAAGGGGAAGTGGAGAAACACCTCGATCTGGCCCATTATTGGGCGACTCGCTGCCGGACGGCACGGCGGATGGACCCCGACGACCGGCTCCAAGTCGCTTTCCTGGGGCTGATGCGGGCCGTCGTGCGGTTCGACCCCGGGCGAGGTGTACAGTTCTCGACATATGCAAGTCATTGCATACTCCGTCAATTGTCGCGGGCGGCGAGGTCGGACAGCATGATCAAGGTCCCGTATCAGGCCACGCGACCCGACCATCACCCTGGCCTGGCGGCGGCCGGGGTCCGGGCGCACCGGGTGTTCTCGCTGGCCCGTCCGGGGCGGGACGATCGCCCCTACGATCCGGCGAGCCCGGCGGACGACCACGCGGCTGAGACGGCCGAACGGGTGGCGGCCGTCCGGGAAGCGATCGAGGCCCTGCCGGCCCGGCTGTGGTATGTGGTTCGCGAGCGGTTGAGATGCCGGACGCTGGCCTCGATCGCCCAAGACATGGGGGTCGGCCGCCAGCGGGCCCAACAACTGGAAGTCCAGTCCCACGAGATGCTGCGTATCCGGCTGGCCCGGTTCGGGCGGTAGCGGAAAACCGAAACCGCCCGACGACGGCGGCGGACGGTTTCGAAGGGGGACGACGAGGCCCCATTGTAGGAGGTGACGGATGGAAGTGCAATGTGCGGACTGCGTCCGCCTGCGGGCGATCAACGGTGTCCTCCGCGGGGTCCTGCAGGATGTCTGGCGGCGGTGGGGAAACCACGATTGGTCCAGCGTCCAGGATGCCCACATGATGGAGGCCGTGAAGACGGCCCTCGTGATCGCCGACGGCGGGACCACACCGCTCTCCTCGGGGGACTTCCCCGGACGGCTTTCTCGCGAGGAACAAGGACGCGAAATCGGGCGGCTCGTGGCCGCCTGGACGGAGGCCAGGCATGTGGAATGATCGGCCCGACCCGCGGACGCGGGCGATCCTCCGCTACCTGGAAGAGGCCGTAACGGCCCTGGAAGAGGCCGGAATCCCCCGGGCGAAAGCCTGGGAGATTGCCGGTCAGGCCGTCATCGACCGGCTCCGGGCGGCCATCCGGCCCCCCGAGAGCCACGCGGCCCGTCGGCCGGTCCCCGAAAAGGATTGGGTCGGCGGCCGTTGGAAGACCCGAGGAGAGGAGGACGACTGATGAATGTCTGCGAGATGTATCCGGATTTCTGGCGGTCGGTAGCCGGCCTCGAAGGCCGGGCCGCACTGATCGCCTTCCGGTCCCTCTTCACGAACGACAACGACACGACACGACACGACACGACACGAAAGGACATGTCCATGAATGCTCGAAGTTTGTATCCGGGGAAGTGGCTGGCGGCGGCCGACTTGGACGGCGCCGACATGACGCTCACGATCAAGTCCCTCGAAGAGGAGGAAATCAGTCGCGGGGACCCCAAATGGGTCCTGGGGTTCCGCGAGGTCAAGAAACGGCTCGTGCTCAACAAGACCAATACCGACGCGATCGCCGTCGTCCTCGGGGACGAGACCGACGGCTGGATCGGCAAGCGGATCACCCTGTTCAGCACCGAGGTGGACTACAAGGGCGATCAGGTCGAGGCCATCCGCGTGCGGACCAAACCCCCGGCTGCCCGGTCGAAGAAACCCGCCAGGCCCTACACGCAGGCCGAGGCCGACGGGGACGACGACGACTCGGAACAAATCCCATTCTGAGGTGATGATGCATTACAGCCGATTGATCCTGCGGCAAAAGCCGCTGGTTTTCCGGCTGTCGCTATCGATCGGCAACGAGCGGTACGGCCTCTCCCGGCTCGACCGGACGGGGGAAGCCACCCTCGAAGCATGGCGACTCGTGAAGAAGAACGGGACGACTTACGATTGCAGCCTGACGGAAGGGGGGCCCTCCTGCGATTGTCCGGATTACACCTGGCGGCGGGAGGGCGTCTCACCCGACGGCTGCAAACACATCCGCGGCCTCAAAGCCGTGGGCCTACTCGGGGGACGACGACGATGATGAGTAATACGAAGAAACACATTTTCACATTCCTGATCGGTGCTCCACTCAAGGATCGCATGGATAAGGAATCCTTGCGGTCGGGGCTGTCGCTCTCGGAAATGTTGCGGCGGTCGATCGAAACCTATCTGGAAGAACGGGAGTTCAGGGACCGCAGGCGGAACAGGCGGGAAAACGAGACGGCGAAGACGGGGGGAAATGGGGAATGAAACCATCCCATGTCGTGACGATCCGGTTGCTGGATACGGACCGTCTCTTGATCGCAAACGCCCTGTCCTGTCACTTCGCCATGTGGGGAGACATCGCGCAGTCCACCGACAGTGCGTCGGGGCGGCGGCGGGCGGTGGGGCGGATGGCCGAGTGCCTGCGGGTGCTCCACATGCTGCAGGGGATGCCCGGGGTGGCTGAGACGCCGACCGACCGGGGTATCCGGGAGATCATCGCGTCGATATCGCGGGACTTGCCGACGGCGGTGGACGACGATGACGAGCGGGAATAAGACCCCAAAAACCACGAGGGCCACCTACGTCAATAGGTGGCCCTCGGTAACGGAGGACAGCATGTAATCATGGGGATTATTGACGCTGGTCAAGGCCCCGTCAATGGCCCGGTGGAAAATTCCAACGGGCGTCCTCTCGGGTCAACGCCAGACCGCGGAGCCAATGGGGATCTGGTGTTCGTTTGCGCGGAGCTCGACTTCGCGGCGGAGATGCGACGAGTCCGCATGCACGCGGCGGGGTACTTCGAGGACGTCAAGGGCATCAAAGACTTCGTCGAGCAACGCGCGGTCATCGTCCTCCATGTGCGTTCCCCGGGGCAGGCGGAGCAAGCGGCAACATACTGCGAGCAACAGGCTTATGCGGAGCGTGTGGGTGTCCTGAATCTGGGCGAGATGGGTTTTCAGGGGGCGGCCGGGGATTTCATTGCCTGGTGGATCGAGGCCCTTCGCGAGCAGCGTTACCGCGATTATCCGGCCTTCACGGCACAGGCCGACTTGCGGGCGAAGTGGCGACGGAAAACCCTCATCGACCTGCGGGCTGACGACGACGACGACCACGAGCCCGGTCCGGAACCCTATCAGGACCCCGGGCATTACATCCTGGCCAAGACGGGGGCGCCCCATAGCTGCGTGACGAATGTCATGCGGTGGCTCCACATCGCCGGCCCACGGCTCGAATACGATACGTTCCGGGACCGCCTCCTGGTGGACGGGGAGATACTCAGGGACGATCACATCATCAGGCTGACGTCCGCCATGGAAGTGGAATGGCAAACCGTCGTCCACGAGAACCACGTCGATCATTCGCTCCGGACGCTGGCCCATCAGGCGAGGTTTTCCTCTCTGAGGCGGTATCTGACCGGGCTCAAATGGGACGGTATCCCCCGGGTGGACCACTTCCTCGTGGCCCATGGACAGGCCACGGATACCGATTACCACCATGAGGCTTCCCGGATCTTTTTCCTCTCGGCCGTCGCACGGGCGATGGAGCCCGGTTGCAAGGTCGATACCGTCCTCCTCTTGATCGCGAATCAGGGGATCGGCAAGAGCGACACCTTCCGGGCGCTCTGCCCTTACCCTGAGTGGTTCACGGATGACGTGGGAAACATTGCCGGCGATCGCGCCGGCGAGAACCTGCGAGGGAAATGGCTGGCCGAAATGGCCGAGCTCAGCCGGGTGAACCAAAGCACGCTTGAGGCCGTGAAGCGATTCATCACCTGCCAGGCCGATCGGTACAAGGTCCCTTATGAGCGAGAGGTTCGCGACTTTCCGCGGACGAATATCTTCGTCGGCTCGACCAACGAAGAGACTCCGCTGAAAGATTCCGAGAACCGCCGATTCCTCCCAGTCTACCTGCCTTCACGGTCTACCGAGGAGAAAGAAACGGCGATCGAGGCCATCGTATCCATTCGCGATCAGTTATGGGCCGAAGCACTCGTGCGATATAAAGCAGGAGAGAAGTGGTGGACACGGGGGGGGACCTCTTCCGGGGACCTCCTGCAGGAGGTTCAAAAAATGACACGCAAGGCAACACTCATCGAGGCATGGTGTCACATCATCCGTGAACGCTCGCATGATGTTGAAATTGCCACCGTACGGATGGCTGCCGAATGGATTGGTATCCCGATGAGTGAGTTAGACAAGGGGAAGCAAACCCGGATTGGTATTGCCTTTAAGAGAATTGGTTGGATCTCCCATCCCGGGGTGGAGCCCGATAATGAGTGTTGGTATGACCGTCCGGGGACCTCGGGACCTTGATCAAGGCCCTCGGCGAGGTCCCGGGAGGTCCCCGGACCCTATTTTTATAGTCTTTTAGGGACCTTGGGACCTTAGAAGTAGTAAAAAGACTATACAGGGATAAAAGCGCCATAGGGAAGATACCCCCCTGGGGGTTCACACAAGGTCCCCGTTTATATGAATGGGTGCATGAGAATGTCAGGTTTAACCAGAGGAGACGATGACGATGACGACCGAAACGACGGACGGCAAGAAACCGGTTTCGCTCCCCGACCCGAGAGGCTGCTACCGTCGCCTCGAAGCAGCCAGCATGATCCCTCCATCCACCCGGATGATCATGGTTGAGATTTATTACCAGTCTCCCGGCTATTCCGTTCGTTGGCAGCCGGTGCTTGGGATCATGATGGCGACAGTGACGGAGTACCGACATCCTTCCGGCGAGGGACGATGGACGCAAAATCTCGGGATGGATCACGAGGGATTGATCAAAAAGGGATGGTTCGTCGAGAAGTATCCGGAAATCCAGTTCTTGCCGATCGTTCCCGGGGACATGGAAGAACCGACGATTTACGCGGCCGGGGATGGAGCGAGTTCATTGAGGGAGCGAGTCGTCATCGCCTGCGATTGGCCGCCGAGCGATGATCGCGAGAACGCTTTGCGGGTGGCCCAGAATCTCCTCCAGTCGGGCGTGATCGACGAGACATTCTGGATGGATCTGGATGGGGATGGGGAGGAGGTGGAGTGATGCCGGACCGTACATGGCGAGAGCTCGCCCGTCCGCTGATCGCCAGGGCGATCGAGGAGGGGCGTTCGCTGGGGCTCGAAGGGAAGCCGCTGGCGAAGCACGTCAACGCCCAATTCCCATGGGGCGATCATGCCATGCATCCATACCGCATTTGGTTGTCCGAGGCGAAAGTGCAACTCGGGCAGAAACCAGCCCCGCGGGGGGCCCGGCCGGCAGACCTGCCGGGGCAAGGGAGGTTGTTCTGATGGGGCCGAACGGGCCGATGATGCACCGCGTCCCCGATCACGTGGTGGAGGGCGAGGTGTTGGCCGCCTGGCGGGAAGCCCAGATCGAGGGGCGGACGCGGCCGACGATCATGAGCGTCCTCCATCGCCTCCGGTCACAGGGGCGGGGGGTGGCGACGCTCCGGATTGACATGGTGATCGCTGGCCTCGAAGCGGAGGGGCGTCTCCCCGATCTGCCCACCACGTGTCATCAGCGGGGCGGGAATGGAAAGCGGGTCAAGGCTGACGCCTTCCGCGACGAGTATCAGCGTCGCGCGGCGGCGATCCGGTGGGAAGGGCAGAATCCCCCGCCGCCGCCGCCCCCGCCACCCCGGCCGACGTTCGCCGAAGCACTGCGATCCGAACACTTCAAACGCGAGAAGGCCCTCGGGCTGAAGGGACGATGATCCGATGAAGGTGCTCGTGTGCGGCGGCCGGGATTTCCGGGATAGCGGCCTCGTGAGGAGGGTGCTCGACCTTGTGCATCGCGATGGGACCATCGGCCTCGTGATCCATGGGGATGCCAGCGGCGCCGATCGCCTGTCGGGGGGGTGGGCGGACCTCCGCGGGGTCCCCGTGGAGAAACATCCGGCCGATTGGCGGAAACACGGCCGGGCGGCGGGCCCCATCCGTAACGCCGAAATGCTGGGGAGCCGGCCCGATCTGGTGGTGGCGTTCCCCGGGGGACGCGGGACGGCCGATATGGTGCGACGGGCCCGGACGGCCGGGATTGATGTCCTGGAAGTGTCTTCGCGACCTGAGGAGGGATGACGACCATGATGGGCGAACGCGAGAAGTCGCTCCACGAGATGACGGAGCCCGAATTGCGGGCCCTGATGAATGACGTCGCCGGCACCGTCGAAGCCCTGCTGCCCCCGGAAACGGGTTTCATCGTACTGGCTTCCCCATATGGCCAGGCGGGGCTCCACCAGTACGTCAGTAACGCCGATCGTCGCGACTGCGTCGCGTGGCTGCGGGCGGCGGCCGATCGCCTCGAAGGGAAGGAGGGGTGACCCATCGGCCTTTCATATCAACAAGCGAAAGCCCTTGGCATCGAACACCTCCACCCCGGGCGGTCCCGCGATCGTTCGGCCGAGCGTGAGCTCATCGAGCGATTGCCGTCGCCGGTCCCCGTCGTGACGGACGGGATGAACAAACTGGAAAGGCGTTTCCGCGATCACGTGCTAACCCCGGCGATGGAACGCCGGATGATCGAGGCTTACTGGCGGGAACCGGTCAAACTCAGGCTGGCGGGACGAACGACCTACGCTCCCGATTTCCTGGTGATCGAGGGGACGTCGCGGTTCACATTCGTGGAGACGAAAGGGTTTATGCGAGAGGACGCGAATATCAAGCTCAAGGTGGCGGCCGCGATGTATCCGGTGTTCGGGTGGCTCCTCGTGACGCGGGACAAGTGGGGCTGGCATGTTCGGCCCGTCGATGCCCGGGGGATCGGCCGCGACGAGATCACGGTCCACTGGATTCACGGGAGGGGCTGACGTGGCCTATCAGCTCATCCGGGGCGATGCCCGGCGAATCCCGCTCCCGGACGGGTCGGTCCACTGCTGCGTGACCTCGCCTCCCTACTGGTCCTTGCGGAATTACGGCGTGTCCGGCCAGCTCGGACTTGAACGGGACCCCGAGGAGTACGTGGCGGCAATGGTGCGGGCGTTCCGCGAGGTGCGAAGAGTGTTGCGCGACGACGGCACGCTATGGCTCAATCTGGGGGACAGCTACGCGTCCGGCGGCGGGACCGGGAAGCAATCGCTCGATAAGCTCGGAGAGCGCCTCGGAACAGGTGGCGGCAAGAAACATTCGAGCCGCGAATGTGGGCGAGCCCTGACGCCCGACGGCCTCAAGCCCAAGCAACTCATCGGCATCCCCTGGCGGGTCGCGCTGGCCCTGCAGGCCGACGGATGGTATCTGCGGAGCGACGTCATCTGGGCCAAGCCGAATCCGATGCCCGAGTCGGTCGAGGACCGGCCGACCAAGTCGCATGAGTACCTGTTCATGATGACCAGGCGGGAGCGGTACTTCTACGACGCGGAGGCGGTGCGGGAGACGGCGCTCAACACGGGCGGGAATGGCCGGTGGGGGCCGAGGGGCGACGCCCGGCGGGATGCGGGCGGCCGGCGCGATTTGCCGACCGAACCGATGGGGGATTGCACGAGCCGCAACCTCCGCTCCGTCTGGACGATCGCCACCCACGCCTACCCGGGCGCCCATTTCGCCACGTTCCCGCCCGCGCTGGTCCGGCCCTGCATCCGTGCGGGAACTTCGCAGCGCGGCGTCTGCCCGGCCTGCGGGGCGCCGTGGGAGCGGGTAATCGAGTCGTCGGGCTCGCCCGATGGCGGATTCGTGCGGAAGCCGGGCACGGACCTGAATGGTGCGCATCGCACCAGGCCCAAGGCGAATTCGCAACAGATGCGGGCATGGAAAGAGGCCCACCCGGACCGGCATCTCGGCTGGCGCCCCAGTTGCGATTGTTACGGCGTCGTGCCGTTACCCGCGTATCCGAGACCTGACGATGACGACAACGATCCCGACCCGGCCGAAGTCGCTCGCATCGCCGAGATCCGTCGGCGGTTGTTGGAGTCGTATCGTCCCCTGCCGACGATCCCGCCCGTCGTGTTCGATCCGTTCGTCGGATCGGGCACGACGCTGGAAGTGGCCGGATCGCTGGGCCGGCGATCGATCGGGCTGGATCTCTCGGGGGATTACCTGAAATTGGCCCGACGTCGGCTCGATCGGCCCCATGCCCGGCCCGTCCGTCCGGTCCGCAAGGAATCCCACCCGTTGTTCGATCACCTCGAAGGGGGGAATCCCGATGGGAATGAGCGTGCTTGAAGACGCGATGGCGATGACGCGATTCACGGCGGGCCGGCATACCGCCCTGCGGAAAGCCCTGCTGGAATGGGACGAGGCGGCCGACCCGTTCCCGGACACAGCCGACATCCTGGATTGCATGGCCCTCCTGTACCTGGCGGCCGAAATCCACATGGGGCGGCGGGGGATGTCCCCGGATGGGGTGGACCGCCACCGCCTGGCCCTCGTGGCGGCGGCGGCCCTTTCGGACGAGGCGACTCGCATGCTATCGGAGCGAAACTGATGGACATGGAAGTGGCGATTGAATGCGTGGACGACCTGATCGTAACCCGCGGAGGGCCGGAGACTCAAGCGGCGTGGGCTGCAGTGCTTGAGGGGATGGAGCAACTTGCGGTCCGGCTCGTGGTTGCCGAACGCCTGCTGGCGACTCCGCGGGCCCCGTTTGCGTTCCAGACCACGAGGGCCGCTCCTGACGATCCGGTGGATGGGGAAGCCTTCTGGATCGACTAACGCCCACGAGCCCGCCACGGAGCGGATTAGACCCCCTGGCGGGCTCGTGGGTGGGATGACGTGGCTACGGATGAATCTGGGCGTGGCCACGCCCGTCTCAGGCGGGGGTCCCGTAGTCCGCAACCCAGTAGATCGTTCCGTTTTTGGCCAGGGCCGAAGCAAAACCGACTTCGGTGAATCGGGTATTCAGGATGTTTTGGCGGTGTGGCGGGTCTGAGAACCACGCGTCGAATGCAGCCTTTGGGGTGGCCTGGCCGGCTGCGATGTTTTCCCCGAGTGCCATCCAGGCGTAGCCGAAGTGGGCGGCGCGGTCGGCGAGGTCCCCATGGGCCAGGACCCCGCGGGCGGCCATCGCGAGGGCCCATTGTGCGGCCGTGGCTGTCAGTCGGGTTTCGATCCGGAGGGGGTGGGCGGGATCGCGGACGGCGTTGTGGAGCTGGGTCAAGCGGATCGCTCCTCGCCCGAGTGGCCCGAGTGAGGGTGATGGTGCGGGCGGACGCCTGAACCACGATTCGAGGAAGTCTTCGATCCAGCCCATGGCGATGCCGCCTTTCAACCGAGTCCCATCGATCCAAGAATCCCGGCGATGCCGCCGATCGCCCCGTGGATCGCGGCGGAAACGGAGGGGAGTCCCACGAGGAGGACTCGGGTCGAATCGATCAGCATGCCACCGAGGAGGATGGCCGTGGCCTGGGTCAGTGTCAGGATGTCTTTGCGTCTCATCGTCGTCGTCCTCAGGGGTGGGGTTAAAACTCGCGGATTTCGGGTTTCGAGCCCTGCGTGACGCGGATCGTCCCCAGATACCGCCCGCGATCCGGGGTGCTCCAGAGATACCAGCCGCATCCGTTCGCGTCGGCGTAGGTCGCGGCGTCCTCGATCGACTCGAAGTCATCGAGATATTCGATCCCGTCGTCCGGGGCGTTGGCCAGCGGCATCGTGGGATCGAGCTCGGTGCTGTAGAGTTCGATCGTGGGTCTCATCATCGTCATCGTCATCCCTCTCGGGTGAAGGGCGTCATTCGGTTACCTCTCGCGATCGTCCGGGCGGCTCGCACGCTGAGCTCGTGGTCGATGCGGCCCCGGAAACCCACGTTATCCGCGATTTCCTGCCGGAAAGCCCATGGGGGTTGCTGACGTTCCAGCGATTGAATGGCCCCTTCCGTTTCCGCTTTCAGATCCTGCAATTCACGGGTTGTCATCGCTTTCAGGTTGATCATCGTTGCCTCCTCGTGGGGTGGGGTGGGGTGGGGGTCAATCCCGAGTCGGCCGGCGGGCGGGCAGGAGCTTCGCCCCTCCCTCGCACCGTCCGCTCCCGCCGCAATACTCGCACCGGATCGTGTCCGGCCAGTCATCGCGGCGGCGTCCGTCGCGGTCGTATCGCGGGCCGAGCACGCGGCCGGTCCCGTCGCAATAGTCGCACTCCTGGCCTTGGGTCATGATCCCTCCTCGTCGGGCCAGGCGTTCCAGTAATCGGCGAGCGTGGTCACCTCGCCGTCGATCAGCAGGTGATCGAGCGATCGGTCGCAATGCTCACACGTGCAGTGCGAGCCCTGGTTGTAGTAGGTGATGCTTCCGCAACCGTCGCAGGTCACCACGGCGATATCGTCCGGCTCGCGTTCCCGCAGGGCCTGGCGGACCATGGGCGAATGCTGCCAGCCCAGTCTTTTCCATCGGCTCATCGCGGCACCTCCTGCCCTGCCAGTGCGGCGGGCTGGAACTCGGTCGAATCCCGGGTGGCGGTCCCCGGGGCGGGGGTGGTCATTCGCAAACGATGCCACCGCGGAGTCCGCGGCGTTCGATCCGAAACCTACGATGGCGATGCAGCAGGGACATCGGGGCGAACTTGATCAAACGGATGGCCTCGATGGCCTCCTGCCGGTCCTTGATCGTCATGTAATCTTCCCACGTCTCGCCGGGAAGCTGGCGGACGCAGAGGACGTCATATTCCAGGACCGGCGTCCCGTCGTCCGTCTTCGTCAGGATCGGTTCTCGGGTCAAGGCATCCCAGTCGGCTTTCGTCGCGGTTCTCATCGTCGTCCTCCTCGTTGCGTTGCGTCGTTCGTCTCGTCGTCCCTACACTATCTATACTAGACGATGTCTAGTCTGTGACAAGGGGTCAGTCTGGAATTTTTCCCCGGGTGGCGGTCCCCGGGGCGGGGGTGGGTCAAGCAAACGGGATGATGCGGCGAAGGGGTTTTGCGGCCTCACCTTTCTTCTCTTCTCGGAGGCACGCGGGGCATGTCGCCTTGCGTGGGCCGACGTTGCATCCCTCGGTTTTGACACCCTTGCGGCACGGATCAACCAGGCACCATGTATAAGGGACGTAACCTTTGGTCGGCCGGAGTTTGTGGATGGGCCGGTTCTTCTCTCGCATCAGTCTCGTCATCGTCGTCGTCTCCTCGGTGGTTGAACCCCGGGTGGCAGTCCCCGGGGCGGGGGTTGGTCAATAGCATCTTCCGGATGGGAGCGGCCAGTCGATTGGTGTCAACCGGTCCAGATTGGTCGTGGCCAATCGGGCGAGTTCGATCGCCTCGGCCGGGTTTCGCGAGTCGGCGATGATTTGCCACAAATCTTCGTTGGAGTAGGACTCGACGATGATGTCCCACCCGTCCAGGTTGTAATTCGCCGTCGCGTGTCGCCTGACGGCCGACACGAGGTCAGCATCCATCGGGCGTGGGCTGGCCTCGATTTCTCCGATGACGCCAAGGTTCCGCTCCTCGGCAACGCCTTCGGCCTCGTCTTCGGTCCGGTAACTGTCCAGGTATTGGCCGCGGAGCCCGAAGACATGCCAGTTCAGCCCATCGTCGCAGCGGTCGTAGCCGATGGTATAGTGGGTAACAAGTTCGATGTCACCCGAGGCACCCACCCGGTATTCCACGTCAACCGTCGTCTTGTCCAGATCGCTGATTTTCATGCTGGTCATCGTCGTCTCTCCGTGTCTCGCGTCGCGTCGTTCGTCTCGTCGTTCCCACACTTATAATCTATACGCTGTCTAGATGATGACAAGGGGTCCGGTGGAATTTTCTCGCCCCGGGTGGCGGTCCCCGGGGCGGGGGTGGGTTGTCAGGCTCCCCGGTGATTGAGCTCGTCATCGATCCGGTGATATTGTTTCAGGCCAGCCTTCAGGCTGGCATTCAAGGCCGTCCATCGGGGGTCGGCCATTGACATCCTGTCCCATGCCCGATGCTGTTCGCGGATGGTATCGTAAGTTTCCGCCTTCAGGGCCGTCAGTTCTTCGGCCGTCATCGCTTTCAGGTTTGCCATCGTCGTCGTCCTCGGTTGGGCCCCGGGTGGATGTCCCCGGGGCGGGGGTGGGTTGTCAGGTGGGAAGATTGCCGATCGTCTTGTGGTTCATCCAGAACCGTTCATCGCCTCGTGCGTACAACAGGCCGAAATCGGTCCGCCCTTCGTCGCTGTCGCTGTCCAGTACGCTCAGGACATGATTCCATCCACGGTCAGTCATCGTTTTCTGGGCCGCAAACATCTGCTGGCGGGTCGGCATGTTCGTCTTCATCGTCGTCTCTCCTCGTGTCGTTTCGTTGCGTCGTTCGTCTCGTCGTTCCCTACACTATCTATACTAGACGTTGTCTAGTCTGTGACAAGGGGTCACTCGGAATTTTTCTGGTCCTGAACGTGGCCGGTCGAGTTGTGAATTCGGCGGTGGGTCAACCACGTGATCGCCTGGATCTGATG